ATATAAAATTATCAACCCCCATGATAAAATATATGTGGGTCAAAGTACTAACATTCATAATAGAATAAAACATTATGAAAATTTAGATTGCAAAGGCCAACATAAATTGTATAATTCGATTAAAAAATACGGGTGGGAAAATCATACATTCGAAATTATAGAAGAGTGTTCTATGGATCAATTAGATGAGCGGGAAATATATTGGGGAGAATATTTCAAAGTACTGGATTCTACCATTGGATTAAATATAAAATGTTTAGGATATGGTGGAAAACATTCTGAAGAAACAAAACTTAAAATAAGTTTAAGTTTAAAAGGCAGAGATACATCTTCATACTCCAAGGATCATTACAATGATGAATGGAGAAAAAAAATTAGCATAGCTAATACTGGAAAAAAACGCACTGAAGAGACTAAACAAAAAATCAGCCAAAGTTCACTAGGGCATAGTAGAAACAAAGGAAGAACCCAATCCGATGAAGAAAAAGAAAAACGTAGCATTATCCGTCAAGGGTATCAACCAACCCAAGAACATGTTGATAATATGAGACAGTCAATGTTAGGTAAAAATACTACTCCTATAATATGTATAAATAACCAAAAAACATATAATAGTATTAGGGAAGCAGCTAATTTATTAAACTTAAATGAACGTGCTATCCAAAACCATTTATCTGGATTAACTAAATCATTAAAAAATAAATTACAATTTAAATATTTAACCGAAATAAACACACAATAAATGGGATATCTTTCAAATAGTCTTCTTACTGTAGACGCAATACTTACACGTAAAGGGAGAGAGTTACTAGCAAAAAACGATGGTTCATTCAAAATCACCCAATTTGCATTAGCCGATGACGAAATCGACTACACATTATACAACCCAGAACACCCATCTGGTTCTGCATTTTATGGTGAAGCAATAGAAAATATGCCATTACTTGAGGCGTTTCCTATTGAAACGCAAATCATGAAATACAAACTAGCAACACTACCACGTGGTACAGCGAAATTACCTGTATTAGCTATTGGTTATACTACCATTGCATTGAAACAAGGCGAGTCATTATCATTAACGCCAAAAACATTCAACTACCTAGGAAACAACCAAACGTCAGAAACAAGTGGATACGCAGCTACTATTTCGGATATTAGATTGATGAACACATACAATGGTGTTGGTATCAATACAACAGCAGCAGTTGATGCAAATACATCTACAACTACATTGGGTACAAACGTATCTAAAACTGTAATCGGTACACAAATTAACCTACGCGCAACTACAGTAAATACGTTATTTGGGCCTGGCGCTCAAGCTGGTGCACAATTAACTGGTACATTAACATTAGTTGGTTTAGATAGTGGTGCTCGTTTAATTGTTCCTATTACTGTTACAAAACAATAAACATATAACATATGTCATTTAAAAGATTAGACCCAGAAGATTTCATCGTAAGTTCCGACTCCATCGTAAGCACAGCATGGTCAACTGGTAACCCAACATTATCAGCCGTATACACATCATCAGCACAAGAAAATGGTGCATCAGGTGATTTCTACCTAGAGGTATATCAAGTTGCAACAGGTTCAGCAAACGCAGCAGTACAATTCAACATTGCATATTGTGATGCATTAGGTAGTGGTAGTGCATTGTACAATTCATTAATCAATGGAAAATCACCAACAACAACAAACTACGGACAATACCGTACAATGATATTGGAAGATGAAAATTCCACATTTGTATTTGGTGATGGTACAAATGCTATATCTAGCTCTATATTCTGGGCACTTTCAGTTGAACGTGCATGTTACAAAGAGGCATTTTTCCCTGGCTCACTTAATCTAGTATTAACCGGTTCTGGTAATGCAATACACCTAACAGACAACTCAGCAAACCAAAACATAGAAACATTTATTGGCGCAACACGTGTATTCCAATTAATCTCTGGATCAAACGGAGTACCATACGATAACGTAACAGGATATGTACAATCATCCGGATCATACGGCTTAGTATTCCCAGATCTAGGAACTATACTATTAAACCCATATGCTATAAGCCAATCAATTGGATTATTCCCATCCCGATCATATAATGCACCTGGGTTAAATGAACGTAGATTATTTAACGCAATATCTGGTTCTGGTGCTGCCCCAATATGTTCATTCCAGTTAAACGCTGAGGAAACAATCACATCAGATTACGTATTCGTTAGAGCACGTAATAGTGAATTCAATTACTCAGAGAACCCATCATTTATATCAGGTTCAACTGGTGAGGTGATTTACGATAATTTCATCAACAGCCCACAAACATATATTACCACTGTTGGTTTATACAACGACACAAACGAGTTATTAGCAGTAGCAAAATTATCTCGTCCGTTATTGAAAGACTTCACGAAGGAAAGTTTGATGCGAATCAAGTTAGATTTTTGATCCTATATAATACATGAGTGTATTTAAACCATTTACAACCGAGGACGTTATTGTATCTCCATTTGAAGTAAACAAACAATTTACTTTCAGTGGAGATACTGAACTTGCCTCAACCCAGATAGACCGCTATATAGGTAAAAATATCACTCAATCATTTTGGGTATCGGGAGAATACCCCACTGGTTACGTTACAACACAAGACCAGATACTAGTATACCACTCGATAAAAGAACTATACTATTCAAACTATATATTGGATGAGAATGGATCCCCTGTAGCAACAGCATCAATCAACTTAGATGGTACAATAACAGGAGAAGCGTACACACCAAACTACGACAATTATCTATCCACTACATTACCACCATCACGGTACTTTCCAACAGGCTCAAACGAGGCCATTGGGGTAATTTCCATTCCATCCAATTTATTTGGCGAATATATTAAACCAACCACATTACGATTACAACAAGCCAACGTGATATTACAGGACGATGGCAATGGTAATGTACTATACAATGGCTTAAAAGTAGGCGATGTCATATATGAACATGGTATGGTTATATTAACCAACAAAGGTACAGAAGGAACAACTGGGTATGGCTTTGTAACCTACGGTAACACAACATATGGTGCTGTAGATTATAATTTCATCACAGAATTCATCACTGGGTCAAACATTACATGTTCATTTGAATCCACTGTCACCTTATACGAGACACAATACAAATGTACCATACGCCAAAACGAATTCAATTTCTCCCAAAACCCCACACTCATTTCGGGTAGTACAAACAGCGGACAAATGGTTGATTTCGTAACCGATTCATATTTTTCTCCATACGTTACCACAGTTGGTCTATACAACAACGCAAAGGAACTTATCGCTATTGGTAAACTAGCACAGCCATTACCCATTTCAACCGTAACAGACACACACATTCTAATTAACCTGGATATGTATTGATAAACAATACATTCAAAATGTGGTTATATAACAACTCCCCCATCAACACAATTGAGGACATACCTCAAGATGCATTTGGTTTCATTTACATCACCACCCATATACCAACAGGTAAACGTTATTTGGGTAAGAAATCGCTATATCACACAACCAACAAGAAACTTGGGAAAAAGGAATTAGCCGAGCAGCCCGTAACCCGTGGTAGAGCCAAAACCACCAAACAGGTAACAAAAGAATCCGATTGGAAAACATACTATGGCTCAGAGGATTTCATCAAACAAGCAATCAAAAACAAACAACACGACGAATTTACCCGCGAAATCATCCATTTCGTAACCAGCAAAAAACAACTCACGTACTACGAGTGTAAGTACCAATTCATACATGGTGTGCTGGAATCGGATGAGTGGATGAACAGTTCAATATTGGGTAAGTTTTACGCAAAAGACTTGGCATAACCATATATATTTTGTATATTAACGGTTATGACAAACGAGCTATTAATTAATGTTGTAAACTCAATACTGGGTTCTGGTAAACGAACTTCACGCGGCAACGTAGCATACCATTGTCCATTTTGCCACCACGCAAAGTTGAAGTTAGAAGTCAATTTCGTGGAAAACGAAAAGGGAGAAAACAGGTGGGCATGTTGGGTATGTGGTGAGAAAGGCCGCACACTACGCTCGTTATTTAAACGAATAGATGTACCGTCGGACAAATTGGCGGAACTAAACAAGTACGTTAAGTTAACCACAGATACTTCCACTCCTCACGCAGCATCAACCATATTAGAGCTACCAAAAGAATACAAAACATTCAAAAACAACAAAGACATAGTAGCCAAACACGCATTAACCTATTTACTCAACCGTGGCTTATCACTCGAGGACATACTCAAATACAACATAGGCTATTGTGATGGTGGATTATACAACAATATGACCATCATACCATCATATAATTCAGATGGTATATTAAACTATTTCACCGCACGTTCATTTGAACCCAACCCATATACAAAATACCGCAACCCAGATGTATCACGCGATATAATTGCATTCGAGTTATTCATCAACTGGGATTTACCCATTATATTATGTGAGGGGCCATTTGATGCGATTGCAATAAAACGCAACGCTGTACCATTGATGGGAAAAAATATAGTGCCATCATTGATGAAAAAACTAGTAGAATCAAAAGTACACAAAATATACATTGCATTAGACAACGATGCAATGAAGAAAGCAATCGAATTTTGCCAGCAGTTGCTGGATGTAGGTAAAGAGGTATACCTAGTCAAAATGGATGGAAAGGATCCGGCAGACATGGGTTTCACCAAATTTACCAAACTAATACAAACCGTTACTCCATTAACGCAATATCAACTCATGGAGTACAAATTACAACTTATATGAGTAAAATCAAACGTTCGTACAATCGCATATTGGAGATATCGGATGATGCCCAACAAATCACCCTTCCCGATTCGCGTTACTATCGCAGAAACAGTGCATATTATCCATCCATCACTTATGTGTTGAACTCATATCCAAAGGGGCCACACTTTGAAAAGTGGCTAAAACAAGTTGGTTTTGCATCGGAATATATAGTGAAAAAAGCAGCAGAGGAAGGTACCCAAGTACACGAACTAGCAGAGACATACCTCCACGGTGAAGAAATCCATTTCCTATCACCAGCAGGACAGCCACTATATAACCCAGATGTATGGCAAATGTTCCTACGTTTTGTAGAATTTTGGGAAACATATAACCCCACATTAATCGAAACAGAAGTACATTTATTTTCAGACGAATTGAAAGTAGCGGGTACATGCGATTTAGTAGTGGAAATTGATGGTGTAAGGTGGGTATTGGATTTAAAAACATCAAACCATTTACACACAACATACGATTTACAAACAGCGGTATACCGCAAATGCTACGAGGAATGTTTCGGCAAAACCATAGACAGATGTGGTATATTGTGGTTAAAATCAACCAAACGTAAATTAAACAAAGACAAGATGAGCGGCAAAGGGTGGGAAGTAGTGGAATCCGCTAGAACGTACGAGGAAAATATAGACATATTCAAAAGCGTGAAACGTTTATTTGATCTAGAAAACCCTACACATTCACCGGTATTCACTGAATTTAGAACCACAGTTAAACGTAAACTGTAATATGTATAACCATGATTAGTTTATTGCAATTATTAAACGAAGTTGTATCCACCCCCAAAGCTATATTTTTAGCGGGGGCGGCTGGTTCTGGTAAGTCATACATGACCCAACAACTTATCCCATCTAATCTGGTTGTAATTAATTCAGATGACACATACGAGGAGATGCTCAAAGCGAGTGGTATTGGACTAAAACAAAAAGACTTTACTCCAGACCAGTTATCCCAAGCCGCTAAACTACAAGCACAGGCACGTAAAGTAACACAAGACAAACTAGCTCAGGCTATGTCTAACGCACAAAACATCGTTATCGATGGTACTGGTGCTGCTTCCAACCCAATACTTAAGAAAAAACAGGAACTCGAGGCACTGGGATACACCACATTTATGTTAATGGTATATGTTTCACCATTGGTATCACTTGAACAAAATTCAAAACGCGACCGTAGCTTGATGCCTGGAATTGTATTGAGAACATGGCGTGATGTATACCGCAATATTGACACATACGAGCGTGAATTTAGCGATAACTTTACCATTGTGAACAACAACCCGAAAGACGTTAATCCATCGTTTTCTACCACACTAATTGAGCCATACCTACGCGACCAAACAGCAACTGGTAAACCAAAAACACCGGAGGAACAAGCAAAATCCGATGCGGACAAAGCACAATTAAACCGTGATATAGAACAGATGGTAGATAAACTACCACAATTTGATACATTAGCTACCGCTAAACAAAAAATACAATCATTTTTAGCATGAAACAATTAGTCGAATCAATAGTACAACCATTCCTCGAAACACCATCTCGCAACATAGCACTTATACCTGGTGGTTTTAAACCTGTTACCTCGGGTCACTACTATATAGTAAACGAGATAGCAAACAACCCAAACATAGACGATGTTGTAGTATTGATTGGACATAAAACACGCGATGGTATTACAGCACAGCAATCATTGGAGATATGGAACATATATCAAAAACATTTACCATCAAACGTTACTGTACAAATAGCTGAAGCTAATTCACCCATTATAGACATACATAAAATAATTGGAGACAACCCACAGAATATGTACTACCCTGTAGTTGGTATACGCTCAGAGGCAGACCAAAGCGATTTAAAGCGATTCGATTCATTGGCCAAAAAATACACCAATTTCAAAACCATTGTACTTAAGGGTGATCCGGATGTTAGTGGTACCAAAGCACGCCAAGCCCTACTAAACAGAGACTACACTATATTCAAGCAATATCTACCAGATGTATTAAACGAGCAAGAAAAACAGCAGGTAGTAAACATATTGAATCGCAACTTAAACCCTGAACCTATACAGGAAAACATCCAATCCGATTTAACCCCACATATTGATTCAATCAATCTATTTGCCATTGAAAACGGGTACAACATAATGCCGCTACCTATAGTGGAATTTGTATGTGATGATGTGGATAATGCAGATAATTTCTTTGGCAAAACAGGCTACTATAACCCAGCAACCAAAACAATTGTGTTGTACACATTAAACAGACACCCAAAAGATGTGGCTCGCTCGTATGCACACGAACTAATCCACCACATGCAAAATATGGAAGGTGTATTGGGTAATATTCAAACCACAAACACAAACGAGGACGATCATTTGGATACAATTGAGCGTGAAGCGTATGAGTTAGGAAATATGTTATTCCGTAATTGGACAGATACAATTACCAACCAAGTTGAACCACTAAACGAGAGCAAATTTGATTCAACTATACTACACGTATCTCGTGATGTAGTAAACGCATTTAAGCGCGGTAAAACATTCAAAAGAACATACCGTATGGAACGTGGTGGTGACTATGCAGAATTCGATTTAACCGCACGATTTAAGCAAGTACCCACACTACAATGGCCATACTCCATATCAGCAAATGCCGATATGGACACAATGAACATTGCCATAGAATACAAACCGAATGCGTTCCCGCAAGCATATAATGATATGGTAGCTGAAATTAAAGAAACCGTTACCCATGAGATGGAGCATGTAGGGCAGCAGAATTTCGATGACATGTATACGCCATCAAAAAAATACCATAGCGAAATCGAGTACCTCACCTCAGACGAGGAAATACCCGCATTCGTAAAGGGACTCATCAAACGCGCCAAAACAAAAAACATGCCTATCGAGGTAGCCATGGAGGAATGGTTCCAGGAAAACCAATTACACTTCGACAACCCAGACACTGATTGGCCTATAGTAAGGCAAATATGGGTTAATTGGATGCAAAACAATCGTGGCCAATTGAAAAAATTCTTGTCTGCCGCACAATAAATTAGTATATTTAAGGTTATGCCAACATTATTAGACTTATACAAACTTATACAAGAAGATACTTTACCAAAGTATATCATCTACTGCGACCTTGATGGTGTGTTAGTAGGATTTGACGAAGGTTACCACGCGTTAACTGGTAAAACAACCAACCACGCCGACGTTCAAAACAAAACAGAATTCTGGAGCACATTCAATCGCTCATTAAAGGACAAAAACACATCCGAATTCAAGTACTGGGCGGAATTGCCATGGAACCCGGGTGGCAAACAGTTATGGGACTATATCAAAAAATATACCCCATTCATACTTACCGCACCCACTTACAATCCAGAATCAAAAGAAGGGAAACGCGTGTGGGTAGCAAATAACCTAGACAATGTAAAGAAAGTATACTTTGCCTACTCAGCATTCAAACCAGAATATTCCCGCAAAAACCGTATACTTATCGACGATAGAAAAGACACTATCGATGCATGGATTGCTCGTGGAGGTATAGGCATTCACCATACATCAGCACCAGACACAATCAAACAACTCAAACAACTCGGACTATAATGTCAGTACTAAAAAAACAATTCGCGGAGCGCGACATACAGCGTATCCGTAACCTAGTAAAAGGTAAATCGGGTGACCGTGTTACCCACGGTGTAGGTTATACTAAACATACAGAAGACCACGTGGAGGGAGATGTGTGGACAGAAAATGGCAAAACATGGACCATACGCGATGGTATACGTGAAAATATTACCAAACTGGACAAATTCAAAAAAGTAGCAGTACCATTGTTTTGCCCAGCATGTAAACAAGTGATGGACAAACAATTGGACCCACATTACTACAAAGCATATGGGGAATGTTTGGATTGCCGTACATCATTCGAAACACAACTAAAATTGGATGGCAAGTGGGAATCGTATATGAACGATATATACAATAAGGAAATCGACCACCAAATCGAAGAATACAAACAGTTCATGGAGGATGCACTAAACGAATCAAACAACAACTATATCACCGAAAATGGAGATATCCAGAACTGGGTAGGTGGTGTGGACAAATCACGCGCTAACCAAGCATTACAAGAGGGTATCGATTACTTAACCAACCTAAAAAAACCAACATGCAACAATTCAACATCACCAACTGGTTCCGCAAGCAATACATAAACGAGTCACCAGTTGAGCTATCACTTAAGGAAAAGATATACGCCCGTCTTGATTCTATACTTATGGATTTGGAGAATATCCCACAAGATGAACTCACATTTGATTCAGATGCTGTTATGGGTGGTGTCAAGAATATACTGGATATATTGCAATCTAGTAACGTAGACAAAAACATATAATATTTATACTAAAACATACACAATGAACGATAATTTTGATTTACGTAAATTTTTAGTGGAAAGTAAAGCCATTGAAAACATGAACCCTATTTTCCGCAAATTAAACGAAAACACGGAAAACACAACAGCTGAAACTACAGAAACACCTAAAGCAACAACCACTGAACCATTAACTGAAAACACATTACGTGCTAAAATTCGCGAGATGGTATTGGCTGAGTTAGCACTAGAAGAAACTACTATCGAGGAAGCAAAGAAAAAAGAAGAAGACGTAGAAGATATGCCTGCAGAAGATGCAGAAATCGACATGGAATTAGACGCAGAACCTGCTACTCCAGAAGACGAATTAAACATGGCTGCTGCTGGTGCAACTGGTGATTCAAAAGAAATGATCGACCATTTGATGAAAGCATTGGACAATGCAAAAGCATCTGGAAACGAGAAACTAGTTACGCAAGTACTAAACACATTAAAATTCGCTATTGACCAATCAATAGTTGACTAAACGTAAATAATCACACAACAATAAAATCTATGAACACAGAAGAAATCTTCGCAGCGTTAATGGAAGCTGTAGAAAAGTTACAAAAAGACCATGGCTCACGTTTTAGAGCCGCTCAAGATAGAGCACGCAGTCATGCAAACACTATCAAAAAATTAGCATACCAATACAAACAACAAGCATTGGTTGAGTTAAAAGAAAAAGAACAATAGTATGCCCTACAAACGAATCGGAAAAACTGTATACAAAAAGTTACCCAACGGAAAATTAGAGTCCGTTGGGACTTCTGATTCTGTCGAGAAAGCAAAAGCGCATTTACGTGCGTTATACGCTGTTGAAACCAACGAATCATTAACCGAAGGTTTATCCCCTGAAGTATCCAACAAAGCCAAAGCTATATTCAAATCCATGATTGCGGATAAACGCGATGTTTTATTCAAACGTTATGGTGCTGAAGCAGAAAAAGTAGCATATGGTCGTGCCATAGCAAAAGCCAAACAAGAAATGGAAAACAAAACTACCCAAAACGAAGAAAAGCTACGCGAAATGGTGCGTACAGCATTATCAACCCCAATCGACTCAACAGCATACATGGATGAGCGAATGGCATTGAGTGAAGACGACTGGCAACAATCAGACGACGAAAGTAGCATGGCTAAAACACAGCTACAATCACTAATTCGAGACGCACAAAACCTCGAATACATGATACAAGACAACGAACAATTAGATGCTTGGGTACAATCAAAAATCACCAAAGCACAAGACTATATAGCATCAGTGTATAATTACATGAAAGGAGAGACAGAACAAGACAAACAAACTATGTCTTCCCCATTAGCTGAACGTATATTTAACCGCATTAAAAATCGAATGTAATGACTGCAGACGAACTAAAATCACGCATTCGTACTTTGGCTAAACAAGTATACCAAGCCAGAACCGTTACTCCATTAGAGGCAATCGAATACGATGAGCTAACCAAATTCCCAGAACTTAAACACGTGTTGGTGGATTTGATGACACCAGAATTCTCTAATTTCTTGGCATCTATTGATTGGGTAGCACCACGCCCTACTACATTTCGTATCAACTTAAAAAACGACCAAGAATTTTATTTGTTGTACGGTAAACGTAGTTGGATTGCCCAAATAGAGGGAAAAAAATACTACCTGTTGAACCTACCAGAGGAGGAACGAGCAGCAGAAGCTATATCTCGTATATTACGATATGGTTCAAAAGAGGAAGCATCCGAGGAAAACGATGGCTTCACTGATTTCCCAGAGGAAAAACCAGCAAAAGAAACCCCAGCAGAACCAGAAACACCAGAAACACCTGAAGTATAATGGACGTTATTGAACAATTTTTACATAGCATATCATATAAATTCCCAAAAGGATACCCAGACATGAGCAATCCTGGGGACGTTTTAATATTGGAGGGTGAATTGAGTAAGATGGGTATTGATTTAGATGAGGCTAAGGGTCCATTTGAAAAATTATCACCCAAAGCACAAGAGGTAGCATTATCCATATCACAACAATTAAACATACCAAAAGAAAATATATTATCCGATAGTTCAAACCGTATAATCATATTAACTAGTGAATCTCGACCATCAATAACTAGAAAATTAGTTGATATGGGGTTTGAAATGGATCCCGATATTAAAGGTTCATCCCAAGGTGGTGTTCGCTCACCCGAAGGTGTGGAAATTATCCTTAAACCATTAGCTGGCCAAGGTACCCAATCAGCAGGTAAAGTAAATGAATCATCATTCAATGATTTAATTAACAATAGTGTATCTGAAAATGGTGGACCAATAACAGTAATACTTAAAAGTTCATCCAAAAATATCAAAATATCAAATGTATCCAAAGCAGAAGATGCATCTGCTGTAGGTGCCACAGAATTTGCAAAAGCTGACACTCAATTCATCAACCCATCAGGGCGAGTAGTGGCGAATATATCATTGAAAAAACGCAATGCAATTCGATGGGAAAGTTCCAAAACACGACCTGTTGGAGGCGTAGACATATTTAAATCATTCATCAACAACGTTGGGATCATTGGTTCAGATGATGAAGTAGGTAAATTTGAAAATGTAGTACTATACCCACTAGAGCGTAAAGGAAAATACAAACTATACAACCCAATCAAAAACCAAGTTTTATCCAAAGTTATAATCACCAATACCCCAGAGGATGTATTAGATCAAGTAATATTTGGCAAGGATGAACCCAAAACAATTGTAGTCAAAGAAACATTCGAAAATGGATATAGTGACTATACATTTGAAAATGGTGTATTAACTTTAAATTGCTATTTAATTTATACAGACGTTGACGACGTAAAAGAAACATTCGATGAACCAGTATTCGCATTTTCCAACCACATAGGACAAGCATATGGTATAGAATTCAGGTCATTTAGTAAAGGATTACTATATGATGGGGATTCACTCAAAGGTTCTAGTGCTGAAATAGATTTCAATGAACTAAAATGATGAACAGACTAAAACGACTTATACACGAGGTACTATCCACCCCACCCAAACAAGACAAGTGTAATTGTGGTTGCCACGATTGCGATAATGTTGGTAATCCGGGTGTAGTGATAAACGAATCATTAGGTGCGCCAATAATAATGACGGAAAATCTGCGATATCACGTGGAAAATAAGTTGCCACTTACGGAAAACACATTCCGTTATGGCTCAACTGCTTTCCTCGATTTATGGGCAGAAGCTCGCTACTTGTATGCTCGTGAAGCAATACACGTAAACGATTTAGACAAAGAAATACTTACCGAAACCAATTTAGGCGAATACGGTATATTTGAAGGTAACCGAGTACCATTAGACATGCCTATGGTATATGAAAATCCATACCAACCAATATTAGAAGATATCCAGGTGTATGGTAAAATATATGAATCAGTAAATATAGACAATTCATACAAACTGGACGATGTTAAATCAAACGAGGTAGGAAACGAATTTATATTCACTGATAGACACGGTATCAAACGTAAATTGTTATTTTTGTTGGGAAATAGCGTTAAACTGTTATGGTTTAACCCATCCACTCAAGAATGGACAACAGACGATATACCACGCAAATACGAAGACGAGAAAGTAATGAACACGTTTGGTATGATATTGGTTAAAGTAATATTACCAAAATATGGTTCATTTAATTTACAAGCGTTGAGCATGGCTCGTTACCGTTTGTTTCGTGCATTGATATATAATGGGTTAGACACATCTCAATACGAGATGGACTACGATGACGATGCTAGAACAATTGAAGTGCACCAAATAGAAAACATCAACGAGGCAGACAAAAAAGACCCACCAATTGGAAAACCAAAACGCGGTGGTTCAGGTGGCAAGAAATACTACGTGTACGTTCGCGACCCAAAAACCAAACGCGTTAAAAAGGTGTCATTTGGTGATGCTGGTGGGTTACGTACAAAAATCAATGATCCTAAAGCTAGGCGTGCTTTCGCAGCACGTCATAAGTGTGCACAAAAAACTGACCGCACAAAACCTTCATACTGGTCATGTAGAATTGGTCGCTACTGGAAATCATTGGGTGGTTCAAATAATTTTAGCGGATTTTGGTGATGGATAGACTACAACAACTTATACAAGAAGCACTCAAAAACCGACCTGGTTTATGGGCAAACATTCACGCTAAACGTGAACGCGGAGAAAAACCCGCACGTAAAGGTAGCAAAGCATATAAATCGGCTGTAGCCGCTGGTAAGGAAATAAACAGATTAAACGAGGAAACCACCAACCTACAATTCCCAGACGGTTTCCAACCAGCAAAATCCATTCCAAACGGAGGTGCTATGTGCGCTAATTGCGCTAAGTGGAACGAGAAAACACAATTGTGCGAAGGTCAATACTACATTGATTGGCATGGAAACGGTGAAATACCAACCGAACCAACAGAATACGTTTGCATTTGGTGGGTAGATGAACGAAAATGAGCAAACCATACACCGACATAGAAACAACCGATACTTATATCATTCGTGAATTCAACGAAAATATAGACCCAGTTGAATTGATGTGGCATATGGATAATGAATCTCGTACTATCGAAATACTAGAAGACACAAACTGGCAAATCCAGTTAGACAATAGCTTGCCTACCTCACTGAAAGAACATATATTTATACCAAAACATATGTATCATAGGCTAATTAAAGGTGATGGTACGTTAAAACTAAAAATACACAAACATGAACAAATCTGATTTACGCAACATCATCAAAGACGAAATCAAAAAAACGTTAAACGAAAACGTTGAACGCGACATGGTAACCATGAAACGTGGTATCAAAAACGTAACCAACAATATATTATCATCACTAGATTCACTAGACATTGACACATTACAAAACCTATCAGCTGCAATCAACAGAGCAGCAGATATAGTAAAACCATCACCATTATCTAAATCAACATTCCAGGATGACCCACGCGGCATGGAAGTACCAAGTAGGGGTGACTGGCGAGGCAAAACATCACCAAGCGCGTAACATTCAGAATACATTCACGGCGTATTCGCCTCATTTGAGGTTCATCATATATAATGGAAGTTGTGGCTCCTTACACGAAAGTGTTTGGAGCCACTCTTTATTTTACGTACATTTAGCACAAATAAAAGTTATGAACATATTTTACATTGACAATGATCCAAAAAAAGCAGCGCAACAGCTCGCAGATGACCACATCCGCAAAATGCAAATCGAAAGCGCACAAATGTGTAGTGTCGCTCACTGGGAAAATGGCTCGAGTGCGCCATACAAAAAATCGCATACTAATCACCCTTCAACAAAATGGGTACGAGCCTCTATACACCATTATAGATGGACTATCCGTCATGGTTTAGAAATATGCGCTGAATTTAAAAAACGTTATGGTAAACGCCACAAAACACAAGATGTGCTAGAATGGCTACGTGACAATGAACCACAGATACCAGATGCTGGATTTATTGCACCACCACAATGCATGCCAGATAATTTCAAACAACAAGACACTGTACAAGCATATCGTACATTTTATATACAAGATAAAGTTAAAGTAAAACAATTGAAATGGAACAAACTAAACAATCAACCAACATGGATAAACGAATAGTAATTGTAGGAGGATGTTGACTAGACGGGAATTTGGTATATGTATAATAAAACACTATGATTTACATATATTATTTACACAAAAACAACGTACCATTTTATGTTGGGAAAGCAATTGATGTTAGACGGAGATTAAACAAACATAAAATAGATAAAGGCGAAAACATATCCCTGGTAGTAATAGACGAGGTATCCCAAAACGAGTGGCGATTTTGGGAGTCATATTGGATATACCAATTCAAATGTTGGGGTTTTACATTGGAAAACAAAAATAGTGGAGGTGGCGGTTCAACATCATGGGACGAAAATCAGAAGAAATCACACAGTATGCTATATACTGAAGATGTTATCAACAAAATCATTACCCCTGAACGTAACCAAAAAATCAGCGATACTTTAAAACGCCGAGACCACTCCCAATATTACACCCCAGACATTCGAAGCAAAATGAGTGCAAATATGAAGGGTTCTCATTTAGGGCCGTTTACTGATGAACATATAGATAATTTAAAACAAGCTAAACGTGAATCATCCAAACGGGTATTGCAATATGATTTAAATGGGGTTTACATTCGTGAATGGAAAAGCAAAGGGGAAGCATCCGACTATATACGCTCTATAGAACCTCGAGCGATTGGGCAAAACATACCATCGCAAATTAAAGATTGTTGTTTGGGTCGTATGATAAGCTGTTGGGGTTTTATTTGGAGATTCAAAGATGAATTCATACCTTTAGTGCCGAAATATTACCCCATAGAACAATATCAAAATGGAGTATTAGTAAATGTATTTTACAATGAATTAGAAGCTGAAAAATATGTAATTGAGAATAATTTATCTAGGAATAAACAATTACCCCGTAATTTAATTAAAAAATCAATCAAAAAACAAACAAAATATCTAGGATATGAATGGAAATACAAAAAATGAAATGAAAAGATTAGTGTATATTGG